TCGGGCGACCAGGACCTCACCGCAAACCCTTCCTGCGGTGGGGTTCTTTGCTATCCGCCTGTGGAGTAGAAGCCTTTGCCCTTAAATGTAATAGAAGGAGAAGCCCACTTACGAATCATAGGTATGTGGCACTCAAAGCAGGATGGTTCACGTGGTTCTTCGTGGATGGATCGCTCAACAGTTATCTCACCATTGCAATCAGGACAACGATAGTCATACATCATTGGTAAGGCGACTCCCCTCCCATAAAGTTAAGTATCTTACGTAATGCATTGCTACATCTGCGATCAGCAGTAGAGATAGCACACTCTGTTGCCTCGCTTAACTGTTGCAGTGTGTAGTTCTCGTGGTATCGAAGACGTAAGATGTTCTTCTCGTCCTCATCTAGTAACTCATAAGACTTCTTGATGTCAATGAGTGTGGCTAATAGGTTGCCACCTTCTGCGGGTGCTGCAGGCTTGCGTGGTGTGCCATCATTGACTAGGTTTTGTGCTTGTTCAATGGCAGTCTCATTGACCACGCTTGCGATAACGTATGGCAACAACTGTGCAATGGTAGTAACATCATAGAAGGACTCATCATTGGTCTGGTATCCTGACCTAGTAGCCTTCTCCTTACGGGCATAGCGTTCAAGTCCACGTCGCATCTGAAATGCAATACGCTTCTGATTGATAAGGCGCTTAGTCTCATCCTCTTCTTCAAGTAACCCATTGAAGTAAGATACACGTGTCATCAACCAAGCGTATGCTTCTTGCGTTAGGTCAGCACGATCTACATACTTGCGATAGCGACGGTGCACAATGGTGACCACGCTAGGTACAAGGTCGTTGAGTATTGGATGTGGATCAGTCACGAGGCCAGGTTCCATCTAGTACCATCAATGCAATAGCACTGTAGTTAAGTAGATCAATAAAGGAATCACGCAACGATTCATTCTCTGGTGTTGCACCGCTATCAATCAAGTGGTTAATGCGTGCAGTCTTGTCGTGCATACGCACACGCAGACCATTAAGCGGTCCACCAGGGGACAGGCTAATGTTAGTTGGACCGTAGTCCTTGTGCTTCTTGATGAGCAGGTTACCTGCATCATCTAGCACCTTCCACATATCTGTTATGAACGTATTGGTATCGGGCGTATTGTTAGCACTTCGCTTTGCATATCCACGGAAAGGATCTGAAAGCCCATATGCTGCAAAGTCTGTAGCATCGTGGCCCAGTCGCTCTCGGTCATTGTCATACATCACGCACCTCCAAATAATTTCAACGCCTCATCCTTACCGTGTGTAAGGTAGAAGTCATTGATGTCCATTGATGCAGGCAATGATACTATACGTGAGTTCATTACCTCTTGTGACACACGACGAGAAAACTCAGCACCTGGGTTAGTGCCATCCTCTTTGATGTCATTATCACCTACAACATAGACGGTATCGTAACCAGTAAACAACTTAACAAAGTGTGGCTTCCAAGCCTGCACTCCAGGCACACCGACAGCAGGTATGCCAATCAAACCTGATACAACTACTGCATCTAACTCACCCTCACATACTACGATGGTGGATGAATCAATAGTTACATCAGCAACATTAAACAGATGACCCTTCTGTCCAGTAGGTGCACCATACTTAGGCTTGCCATCATCTAACCTACGAAACTTAACGCCAACGCACATACCTAACGCAGTCAGGTACGGTATAGATAGCCAGCCAGCGTGGTGTTCGTGACCATTGATAGGGTCAGTCACTAGTCCTAATGAATACTGTAATGCAATCTCCTCAGAGATCCCACGTCCTTCGAGATATGCCAGTGCCTTTTCGTCCAGGTTTTTGCTGTAATGTGTGACCGCTTCCAGCAGCGATTTCGATTGCTCTTTTGAGTGCATCCTTAAACTCCAAGTTCTCTATGATACCGACAACATTTACTGCGTTGCCACCCTTTCCACAGGTGTGACAAAAGAATAGGTTGTCATATGTATTGATGACAGCACTACGCCTTTTGTCTGGGTGGATGCAGCACCTAACAGATGCGCTTCTACCCTCTCTTACTTCTCCACCGTAGTGAAGAACAATTGCTCCTATGGGGATTGTGTTTGCATCAACGGGACCTTTGAACCCTCCCGCTTTACGTACCCTGGACCAGTCTTGTGCTGGCATACACACCCCTTGTCATTGCACTTGTCGTGATACTTAGCAGCACGTTTGTAATGGGCTACAGAATTTTCTACACCTGCATCCATACAGTTATTACAAATCATTAGAACTCCTTCAACTCTGTTACTGGTACACGCCATCCACCGATGGCTTCATCCCTGTACTGTGCCTTTGCATACTCTTCAGGGTTGCACCAGCCGTAGACTTCAACCTCTGAGTAATAATCTTCATCAATAATCTTTGTGCCTACTATGATCTTGCCGTTATCCTTATTCCAAAATGGAATTGAATCACGTGTGCGTACTGTACGTACCTCAAAGTTATTACCCACATCAGGCAACTTAGCCCGACGAGGATGTAGTTCATTGGGATACCACGGTACATTCCAAGATGTATCAGTAAGAGATGCAACTGCCCACTCAGAGACGTTGGCTCGCACATTGGCAAGAAGTTCGTGCTCTAAGTAGCCGTTCTTCTTACCTTCTGCATAGTTAGGTCTATCTACTGACCCATACTTAGCAAGCCAACGCTCTGTAGCAAGCAGCGTACAAACTCTTACTTCATCCCTACTCAGGCGTACTATCATCTGCCTCTTCTTCAGTAGTTGAATCTTCAACCACTTCTTCTACTACTGGTACTAGTATTTCTGTTGTTGTTATTTCTCCACCTGGTACTGGCATTTGTTTCTCCTTTAGCCATTGAGTTAAGTCTTGGATTACCCAAGCCTGATCTATTGATGCGTTGCGACGCTTAACTACAACGTAAGACAGAGGGACTTCCCCGATACCTCGTGCCTTTGCGTAGTTAAGCGCCTCAACTTGTGCTTCTCTCCAGAACTCAGGCAGGGAAAGGGTCTGCCTGTTCTTGAGTTCAAGGATGTAGGTTTCTCCAGATATGATAACAACCATATCTCCCTCATCCTTTGCCCCAGCCTTAGTCAAACGTTCTGCCATAACTCCCGCATTGCGTAGCCATTTCATAACATCTGTCTCAAACTGAGAACCTTTACGTCCGTTCTTGTTAGCCATCAGACTCGCAAGTATGCTCTGCCTTGTGCATCTTGATCTCCAATCTGACAGGAAGCAAAGTTAACAAATAGTGTAGCCCATTGTGATGCATCTGCAGTATGAGGACCGAATCGATTCTTCACTGCAGCAACCCGCAACATCCCTTGTCCTGGGTCATAGCCTAATGTAAGTATCAGTGCTGGTAACTGACTGACCTTACCGTGGATAGCACGTCGTGGTGGTGGCATCATTGGGGATCCATACTCACTCTGTTCTGATACGTGATGGAGTACTAAGACACAAGCCTCTGTCTTGCGTGCCATATCGTGCAACTCCATCATAATTGCACGAAGCCCAGCCCATTCATTGTCTGTTTCGGCTGCAACATTCATTAAGTTATCGATGATAATTAACTCAGGTGCTATGCCAAAGAGTTCAACGTAGGCTTTGATTTCCAATTCAATGTCATCTAATGATGGACTTGAATCAAAGACCCATTGTATGTGCGACATCTTAGATAGATGGTCAGCGTAGTAGTCAGCCTTGTAATCCATATTGGTTTCAACTGTTAACTGTGTGTGTCCTGAGATCTGCGCTGCAGATCGCATCAACACCGTAGCAGTATCAGTATCTGCGGAAAAGAAAAGTGTTGGTACCTTTGCCTTGATTGCATAGACAAGAGCAAACATACTCTTACCAGCATTAGGAGCAGCAGCAACCATACATACTTGCCCTCGTCTAAACTTGATGGACTGAGCAGACAACCCTGTCCATACATCAGGCAGTGGCACAGCCTTAATAGTGCTAGTGCCTAGCGCCCTCTTTAGATTAAGCAACTTCCTCATCCCCTCCAAGATTTATTCTGCGAACTTTTCTTATTGCAAGGCGCTCACGTGGTGCCAAACCACCCCATATACCGAACTGTTCCTTGTGGATTCCCCACTCAGCGCATTCGATCTTATGAGTACAAGCCTTGCAGATTGATTTCGCATACTGACTTTCACTGAAACTTACTGTTCCCTCTTTGTCAGGGAACCAGAAGTCTCCACCTATCTGTGCACATAGCGGGTTCTCGTACTCACGAGGTTCCCGCATCGTATTATCTTAGGAAGATAGGGTCGCACTTATCTGCTGCACCCTTTGGTGCAGAACACATCCACGCTTTCCACGGTCCACGTGCTGATGTTCCAGTACGGAAGGTCATATTGCCGTGCTTACAGGTAGGTGCCTGTCCTTCAGTAACTACTGGAGCAGGTGCTGCAACTGGTGTTGCGTTAAAAGATTCTGCAACTGATGCAACTGTTGGTGCACCACCGTGCAAGTCATTACCTGTTGACTTGATAAGTGTTGCCACCATTCCAAGATCAGCAAGACCTGTCTCTAAATCCTTTACATCTGTTGCATAAAGATTGATAAGAGTTCCGTCGTTTAACTTATAGTTAATCTGGAACTTTGTGTTTTCGTTTGCAGCCATTTACTTTCCTCCAGTTTGTTTGATTTGTAACCGCTGTGATTCATTACCAAACTTCTTAGGTACAAACCCAAGTAGTTTTTCTATCTCTTCACTGTCAATACTTTCACGACCCCTGACAGTTGTCCAACTGACTTCTACTCCACTAGGTGTAGTACCTAGTAGTCCTTCGAAAGAAGTCTTCAAAGAATCTTGGTGCTTTTCTAACTCTTTAATCTGTGCTGCTAACTGTAAGTACAACAGTGCATTCCTGTCAATATCAGCATCATCAATGATTACATCACTGACTGCTGTATGTTCTTTTTTTATACCAACGCATCCCATCTCACCTGATGCATCGTAGAACTTACAATAGAACTTACAGTAACTACTATCTCGTTCTGGATCTGGTGCCTCTGTTGCTACCTTGATTGCTTCTAACCAGTTCAATGCTTGCAGTGCAACTGTCTCATCATAATCTTCTGTATGTACCTTGATGTCTCGCTCATCACCATCACGTGCAATGGCAACTAAAGATACACGCTTTACATCGTGACCGTTCTTTGCTAGTAGGTAACCGTATGTCTGCACCTGCCAGCGTTGCTGTGTTGATGGGAAGTAAGAAAGGTTCTTTACCTTGCTTGTCTTCCAGTCAATGACATCACCAGTACCTGGCACATAGCAGTCAATGTGTGCTTTCATACCATTGTACTCAACCCCAGTTTCAATCATCACATCAGGGTTGTCTGCTAGTGCTCGCTCAATCTCTGCGTGGATAGCAGTACCCATAATGGCTGCTAACTTCATCTCGTTGTCATTAGTTT